AATGAGTGGACTGCAATCTGAGTCGATGGATGATTATTCTTATTCATTGTCTAGCCAATCGTTAGATAAGCTAGATACTAATACAGGAGATACGGAGCTTGATTTAATTCTAGAATCGTTACTTGTTCCGATAAGTTCTCATGCTTTTTTTGGTGTTTCTGGACCTACAAGAGCAAAAAGAAGGAAGATGTCTTATGGCATTCGATGACTTTTTAAATCATACGTGTACCCTCGTTATCCCTTCTAGTGGTGATGAGGTAGACGACTGGGACAGACCTATCATTAAAGATAAAGAAGTTCCTTTAATTCCTTGTCGTTTCATGAGAAAACGGCTGAAAAACGTCATTGTTACAGATGATACAAAAGGCTTGTATGAATCAACTCTTGTTTTATCAGCTGATCAAGAGATTAATGATGATATGCGAATTAAAAATATCAAAGATGGTAAAGGCAATCTATTAGCTAGTGACGAGTTCAGAGCTGAGGAAATACTCCCTCGTAATGACTTTGATTCCTTGCATCATTATAAAATTATCTTGAAAGGAGCTGTTTGATATGGGAAAACGTGCATCAGCTTCTTTTAAATTTGATAAGCAAGCTCAAAAATTCTTTGCTGAAATTGATAGTAAAATGCCTTTAGCAAGAGAAACTGCAGTAAAAGCAATGGGTATCGCGTGGGCTGATGGAGCAAAGGAAATCACTCAATCAGATGATCATATCGATACCGGAGCTTATGTCAACAGCATTGGTTATGAAACTAATATTCCTGGTAAAAACGGGATTATCCAAAAAGGAACGCCAATTAATGACACAGTCGAAAAAGCAAACGAGACTATTTTAACAATTGGCTCAGATGTGAGGTATGCAGCACCTTTAGAAAAACGCTATAACATTATGGCTCGTTCTTTAGATGCTAATGAAAAACGAATGCTTGAAGTTGGAAGCATGGCAGTAAGGAAAACTATATTAGGAAAGTAGGTGTTTAAATGGATTTCGTAGATGCAACATTACCAATCGCAAGTTTTTTAAAACCAATATTCAAAGAGGAAATCAAAACGATTAGGCCTTTCAAGTTAGATAAAACGGTGGAAAAGCCAGCTTTACAAGTAAAATCAGTTGGAAAAACAACTATCCAGCTGTTAGTTAGAGACGACAATGATATTAACGCTCTTAACGTCTGTACCGATGTCGCTAACTATTTACAACGTAATCACGCTGGGATTGATGGTATTAATGTATTCGATATGAAACTAACAACACCTATTTATCCAGATATGGATGAGGAAACCAAGATACCAGAAGCATGGTGTTATATGAGTATTAATTATTTTGAAAGTTAGGAGTGTCAATATGTCAAAAGAAAAAAAGCAGTTTGAAAAGAAACCTCAAGAAACAAAAGAGGTTAAAGCAAATGAAGAGACAAAAACAAAAGTTAAGTTAATCGCGCCAACAAATATGATCGGTGTTTTACAACTAAACGATATTCAGTATCTAAACGGAGAAATTGCTGAATTAACAGAAGATGAGCTTCAAACACTAAAATATGGTTGCTCATGGGACTATGAGGAGGTCAAATAATTATGGCAGAAAAAAATAATGTTTATAAATATGATAAGAAGAATATTCAAGGTGGAGCAGGTCGTTTATTGTGGAACTCAAATACTTTAAATCGTCCTAAAAAAATTAGCGATGTAATGGATCTAGAATCATTTGAAGCTAAAGATGGTTGGAGTGATTTAGGAGCTACAAACGACGGTATTGCTCAGTCACGTGGATTTGATACAGAAGATGTTGAAATCGATCAATCAAAAACACCAATCGACACATCTGTTTCAAGTTGGACTAACGCAATTTCAACCACTTTGATGGAAACATCTATTGAAAATCGTCAATTAGTTAATGTTGGTGGGGCTATTTCTGAAACTCCTGCTGTTTTAGGAACTGCAAGCAAAACAACTGCTGCTATTCCAAACGGTACTAAATTGATTAAAGTAGCTGATGGCACAGAATTTGCGAAAAGTCGTTTCATTAAAATTGGTGATGAAACAATCGCAGTTGGTACAGTTGATGGCGATGTTATTCGCTTGAAAAAAGCAATTAACAAAGAAGGCGGCTATCCTGCTGATACTGATGTGTTACCAGTTAAAGAATTAGGTACTAAAACTATTTCTTATGGTGCTCCTGAATCAGTTCCAGCAGTTCAATTAGCTCTTATTTCTCAACGTGAAGATGGCACTTTATTAATGATTGTTTATTATGAAGTGAAATTAAACGGTGATGAAGTTGAATCAACGTTCAATAAAGAAAAACGTACTTTGCCAGTTGGCTTTGTGGCTTTTGCACAAGATGATTTACCAGAAGACGAAAATGTCTATATCGAAGTAGAGCAAACTTTATTATAAAATCTAGGAGGAAACAATAATGACTGATCAAATTAATTCAATGGTAGAAAATAAAAAGGTAATCGCACTGTCTGATGGCAGTGCTTTTCCTATGCCTAAACTAACAACAAGTAAGGTGTTAAAACTGGCTAAAATGATGACTGGTGATTTTACAGGAATTTACAGCAAAGTGACTTCAACGGTTAAGAAACCAGTATTTTATCCAAAAGGCATGTTCAAGTTGGATGAAAAGAATGAAAAAATTCTTGATGAAACTGGTAATCCTATTCAATATACAGGAAATGAGCCTGTTTTAGATGCTGACGGCAATCAAGTAACCGCTTTTGATAGTAGAGATATCGAGGGGATCGTAGAGGTTGTTTTAGAAGAATTAACTGAAGAAACAATTACTAAGTTAATCGGTGTAATTCTTGGTATCTCCGAACAAGAAGCAGGTCAAATGGATATCTTTGATACTGTTATTATCATTTCTGAATTCTTAGCTAATACAAACGTTCATAAAGCTTTTTTAGCGATTCAGAAGGTAACAGGAACCTTCAAACCGAAAAAACAACCAGAAACGACAACGGAAAACACTGGATCGAACAGTTCCGTAGTACAATTTCCGAATACGCCACCAAACTAGTCGAACAGGTAGAGACGGTTTCGTGGTTTTTTAATTACACAGAAGAGTACACGCTGGAAAAATCTCCGTCCTGGTTAACAAGGAAGTATAAGCAGTCTCAAAAACTTCTTTATAATCAACGGAGAGAAAAACAGCAAGATATTACTACAGCAGTTACTCAAGTAGTATCAACTATGCTTAGTGAAGAGAAGATTGATATGTTACTGCCTTCGTACAAAGAAGCATTAGAACAGGCTGAACAAAAAGAAAAAGGTGTGTCTAATGGATTTGTACAAGGCGAATGGTGGAAGAAATAAAAAAACAGACAGTGATGTCTGTTTTTGATGAAAGGAACATAGTAAATGGATTTGATAAAAAATTTAGAATTTTGGAAATTAATCTTTTATATACTTATTCCTTCGATATTAATTGGTCTATGGTCTGTGAAGGAATAACGTTCTACAAATTAGCCAAGAAACTCATAATTGTTCTTTTTACTTCTAAAGTTACTTTATCGTTTAAACCAGAGCGCATATTGCTACTAAATTCATATTCACCAGGTTGATAATCAATATTAAAAGAAATCTTATTTGTCGGAATATTAGACCCAGTTGGAGTTCTGACTAAAAGGTATTGTTGAGGTTTTAATGATTTTATTGCATATTCATCCAAATTTATCTCATTATAAATAAATTTACCTCTGTCCATACCTTTTTGGTCTAGTTCTAAAAATTTAATTTTGGTCATTTCTTTGTCTTCAGGTCCGATTAATGTATATCTATGATCTGTCCCTTTATTGTCAGGGTCTAAATCTATGTCTCGGAGTACATCGAAGCCTTCTTTATAAATATCGCTTATTTGAGTTTCATCAGGAAATCTTTTTACAGTTATAGATTCAAAGTCTTTACCTATTTTTAGATAAAGAATTCCTTGAACAATAGTAAATATTCCTATCGCTGCAATTACTTTACCGATAAATTTAAATAAATTAATTGCATTTTCACTTGTTAAAAAATCCATTTTCTCACCACCTTTCAAACTAATAGTATCAAACAAGGTGGTTAATAACACTCAATATTTAAAAAGGAGGTGACTTGCTTGGTAGATAAAAAAGTTGGTTCAGCAGGTATAGAAATTACAGCTGATGACAGTGCAGCAATGAAGGTTTTTAAGAACTTATTTAACGGTGTCGGTAAAGTTGATGACATCATGAAAAAGTTTGGAGAAACGATTAGTTTTACGATTGAAAAGTCTGAGGATTTAGGCAAAAAGGCTAATAAATCAACTAAAAGCATGATTGATACTTTTGCTGAAACAAAGAAAACAGTTGAATCAGTAACTAAAACCATTGGTTCTATTAGTAAATCTTTAGATTCTCAATCAAAGAATACGATCAATAACTATAAAAAGACTGGTGACGGCATCAAAGATGTTAATAAAACTCTTTCAGAGGACACTAAACAAACCTTTGAAGAAATGAAAGCATCTAATGATGACTACAATAAAAATCTTATTGAATCGGTTAAGTATTCAACTGGTGAATTTAAGAGGTCCTTTATCGAATTAAAAGACTCAGTTGTCGGAATGGCTAAAAATATTGGCTCTGCTATTATTTCAGCTGTTAAAAAGCCTGTTGAAGTGATTCAATCAATACCTAATGCAGCAAGGACGATGGGCCAAAAAGTTACAGGTTTCTTTGCTTCTGGTTTTGGCCAAGCTAAAGATTTAGCAATCTCACAGTTGGAAAAAGTTAAATCTGGAATAAATAATATTCCTAATCATGCAAGAAACGCTTCAAATAGAACAAAGGATTTATTTGTAACAGGATTTAACAGTATGACCCTAGGCGCTTCAAGTGCCATGAGTAAAACAGCTAGATTCATCAACGAATTACCAAGCAGAACAAGACAGTCTGCTAGTAATCTTAAAACAAATTTTGTTCAAAAAATTAAAGATATTCCAAAGTCAGCTTCTGAAATGGCTACAAATGTAAAAGACAAGTTTGTTAGTATGTCAGAAAGTGCCAGAGCAACAGGAAGCAAGGTTAAGTCATTCTTTAGCAATAGTTTTAATCGCGTTAAGGATAGCGCTAAAGAAGCGATTGATAACTCTAAGAACAAAATTAAAGAGTTAGACGGAGCAAGTGAAAAAGCTTCTATTTCAATCGGTAAAATATCAGGTGCTTTCTTACTATTAAAAGCTGGTACCAAGATTATTGGTGCTATTACTAGCTCATTAGATAGCGCGATTTCTCGTTTTGACACCATGACCAAATATCCAAAGGTAATGCAAGCTTTAGGTTTTGGTGCTGACCAATCTAAGAAGTCAATTGATGCATTAAGTGCTGGTATTGATGGTTTACCTACGAAACTAGATGACATTGTTGGTATTAACCAACGTATGATTTCAGTTTCTGGAAACATTGATTTAGCAACTAATGCGACAATTGGTTTAAACAATGCTTTCTTAGCAAGTGGTGCCACAACAGATGAAGCTGCTCGTGGTATGGATCAATACATTAAAATGCTTGCTACTGGAAAAGTTGAAGGTGACTCATGGCAGACGTTGATGGAAACAATGCCAGTTTCATTAAGTAAAGTAGCTAATGCTTTAGGTTACGTGGGGAATAGTGCCATGATTGACCTTCAAAAAGCAATGCAAGATGGCGAAGTGACGTTTGACCAGTTCCAAGAGAAAATTATTGAGTTGGGTACTGGAACAGGGGAGTTAGCTGATTTAGCTAAAATCAACAGTGAAGGTATTGCTACCTCATTTGGTAACTTGAGAAACGCTATTGGTAAAGGTGTAGGAAACGTCATCATGGAACTTGATAGATTATCTCAAAAGTACACTGGTGCTACGATTGCTAAGCATATCGATAATGGAAAAGTGATTATTAATAAAGCTTTCGCTTCGATTATCGCTAACTTAGAAAAATTATTTAAAGTTTGGGAACGTGTTTCTAAACTTGCTAAACCTTTTACGGATTTAATACCAGCTATCAAAGCAACTGGAAAAGTAGTATTTGCTTTCTTTAATTCGTTGTTTACTCAGGATTTTACTAAGTTTAGTCAACCTATGGATGCATTAAGAGAACAACTTTATAAGATGTTCCCTAAAGATGCAGCCGACGGATTTATTAACGGTCTCAAAAATACTTTATTTGTAATAGGCGATTTTATTACAGGTATTAAAGCAGTCGCTAAAGTGGCTACAGGTTCTATTAACACACTTAGTGAAATGGATGATTACTTAGGCGGTACTTTCGGCGAAAAAGGGACTATGAATATTCTTAGATTAGGTAAAGCTATTACTGCATGGCTTGAAAATTCTAAGAAAAATTTCCAAACTGCTAAAGATGTTATTTCTGGTGTTATTGGTGGAATAATTGACATTTTCCAAACTTTATTTGGAATTTTTGCAGGAGATACATTATCAAGTGGAACTTCTATTTTTGTAGCAATATCAAATGAAGCAACTAATGCTTTTACAAAATTAGGAGATATAATCCAAAACACGATAATTCCTGCGTTACATGATTTTTCTGATTGGATGAAGAAAAATGAAAGTGTTGTTAGAAATGTTACAAAAGTAGTTCTAGCTTTAATAGTTGCTTACAAAACTTATCAAGGTGTTATGGCTATTGCTCGTGGCGCAATGTTGGCATACCAAGCGGTACTAAAAGGTGCTGCAGCTGCTCAAGGAGTTCTAAATGCTGTAATGAATGCTAATCCAATAGGTTTAATTGTTACCGCAATCATCGGGCTTGTAGCGGGTATAATGTACCTTTGGAAAACAAACGAAGGTTTCAGAAACGCAGTAATAAACATCTGGAATGGTATTGTTGACGTATTTTCTAAAGCATCAGAGAGTGTTAAAAAGGCTTGGGAAGGAGTTAGCTCTTTCTTTACAGACTTATGGAAATCAATTTCTGATGGTGTTACAGGTCATATTAATAATGTCAAAGCTAAATGGCAAAGTTTAAAAGATTGGTTTAATAATCTTTGGGTAGGAATCGCTAATATCTTTATCAGCGCTATCCAAGGGATAAAAGATGCATGGAATGGTATTACTGGATTTTTCACTAGTTTAGGTAAATCTATAAAGAATAGTGTAGTGATTGCTTTTACCGCTGTTACTAGTTTTATATTAGAACATTTCTCAGGAGCAATTGAAGGCGTTAAAACGATGTTTACTGGGCTTGTAAGTATATTCAAAAATGCTTTTATTCTGATAAAAAATGTTGTAATGGGACCTATATTATTGCTTATTGATTTAATCACTGGTGATTTTGAAGGATTAAAAACAGATTTAATTGCCATCTTGCAAAATTTATCTAATGCCATTGTTGGTATCTGGCAAGGTATTATTACTTTTGCTATAGGTTATTTCCAATTTCTAACGAGTATTATCGTTACTGCTGTAACAGGTATTAAAAACAAGGTAGTCGAAATATTTACAACTATTTGGAATTGGATAGTTGAATCATGGAATAAAGCTATTACAACATTAGCTGAGCTAGTTTTATCACTTGTAAATACTATTGTTAATGGCTTTGTTAATATGAAAAACTTAGTTATTCAAAAAATTAACGAATTAGTAGCTGATGTGGTTTCTATGTTCGTTTGGCTAGTAACTGAGGTACCTCAAAAAATTATTGAATTGAAAGATTCAGTAGTTCAGAAAGTAATTGATCTAAAAGACGGATTTATTAATAAAATTATTGAGTTAAAAGATAGTGTCGTTAATAAATTCATTGAAATAAAAGATAATATTGTTGATACAGTAAGCTCTATTGATTTAACAGAGATAGCTAAAAACATTATGGACGGCCTTGTAAAAGGTATCACCGATAAAATAAACGCTGTTAAAGATGCCGTTGGTAAAGTCACAGACGGTATCAAAGGTTGGTTCAAAGAGAAACTTGATATTCATTCTCCTTCACGAGTAATGGCTAAAATATCTCAATGGATTCCAATTGGTGTTGCTAAAGGTATTTCAGATAAAGCTGGAACTGTTAAAAATGCTGTGCAAAATATGGGAAGTGTTGTTTCTAAAACATTTGAAACAGCTCAAACAGTTGTTAATGTTGCTGAGCCAATTATTAATAATCAAACTCAAACTCCTGACGTTCAAACGGACATGAATTTAGGAACGCAGTTTACTGATGTTCTCTCAAATGATATCCCTGATGTGTTTAACGTTGGTAGTGAGTTAGGTTCTGCAGTATCAGATGGTATTGATTCAACAGCCATTGAAATGAACCAATCTGGTAACGACTTAATGACAATGCTTAACACAGTCTTATCTAAATATTTTCCTCAAATGTCTCAAACTGGTAAATCTTTATTACAAAACGTAATAAATGGTTTTAGCAGTTTATTTGTATTAGCTCAAGGTCGTGCATTTAGTATTGGTCAATTGATGGTAGCGAATGTTAATAAGCATCAAACTAATATGCGTAACGCAGGATTAAGTTTGATGAATTCTTTAGCAACAGGTATCAAAAATGGACAAGGAGTTATTCAAACAGCTATCAGAAATATAAACGGAGAAATGTTAAACGGAATTAGCAAAGGTATCAACGGATTGCTAACTGGCGTTAATTTTGTTTTAAGCGAAGTCGGCTCAGATAGAAAACTTCCTTCCTGGAAGATTCCTGCTTATGCCAAAGGAACAGATGGACATCCGTTTAACGGTCCAGCTCTAGTAAATGATGCTAGAGATTTAAACTGGCAAGAAGCTTATCAAACACCTGACGGACGTGTCGGTTTATTCCCACGTATCAAGAATTTGATAGCTAACTTACCTAAAGGGACTAAAGTTATGAGTGGTCGAACTGTTGCGAAAATGAACGGTTTACCTGCTTATAAAGATGGAATCGGAGATTTTGATATCGTTGATTTATTAGACGGTCCAGATGCATTTAGGAACTTTATTGATAAGCGTGTTAATTTTGATGGAGTCAAAGAACCTTGGTTAAATATGAGTAAATCAGCAACTAAGTTAATGACTGGTGAAGCGTTTGGCTTAGTTAAGTCTGAAATGGACAAATTCTTTAGTCATGGAACGTTTGATGGTGCAATGAACGCTAATAACGTTTATCAATATCTTGTTGATGTGGCTCAAAAATTAATGGGCAAATTCCCTGGTTTAACTGTTACTTCTGGTTATCGTCCAGGCGACCCGTATTATCATGGTAAACATCAAGCACTAGATTTAGCTTATCCAGGAGTTATTGGCGATTCTAGGTATAAAACAATTGCAGATTACGCCTTTAACAAATTCCCTAAACAAATCGGATATGTTATCACGCTTGGTAAAGTCCGAGACCGATTGGGGTTATCCGGAACTGGTTCATCTGGTTCGTGGGTAAACTGGCCAGACAATGACCACTTCGACCATATACATTTAAACGGTGCTATGGGTTCAGGTGATATCTTTACTGGTAGTGGAGACACTGGCGGTATGAGTGGCGTTGAACGTTGGAGAAGTCTAGCTATTAAAGCGTTAAAAATGGAAGGGCAATATTCAGCTTCCAACTTAAACGCAATGATGAATCAAATGCGTACTGAATCGGGTGGTAATCCTAGAGCTATCAATAATTGGGATATCAATGCTATTAATGGAGACCCTTCAAAAGGACTGCTCCAAGTGATTGGTTCAACCTTTAGAGCTCACGCTAGGGCGCCATTCAATAAAGATATCTATGATCCATTATCCAATATGCTTGCTTCTATTCGTTATGCTGTAAGTCGCTACGGTAGTTTAACAGCTGCTTATCGTGGTGTTGGCTATGAAAACGGCGGTTTAATCACTAAAGACGGTTTATATCGAGCTGGAGAAGGAAATAAAGCAGAAATGGTTATCCCGTTAACAAAACCTAAGCGCGCAATGGAACTTATCATGCAGTCATTGAAATACATGGGAATGAGTGGAATGGAGTTTATTTCGAATATTCCTAATGTTGCTAGTAACTTGATGACAAACATGAGTGACAAGTTAAATAGTGTTAAGAGTTTCTCTTTAGACAATCTATTTGATTCAGTCGCAGAACAGTTAGGAACATTAACGATTAATGTGTTAGGTGGTAGCAATTCAGATAGTTCAAATACTGATTTATCTGAAATCATTTCTTTATTACGTCAAATTGCTGCAGGCGTTGGAAACGGTACTGTTGTAGTTAATATGGACGGTAAGCGTGTGAGTCGTCAAACAGCACCACACACCGATAATGAATTAGCAAGAAGAGGAAGATTAGAAGAAAGGGGAGTGCTGAATTAATGTATTATGGAATTTCGTTTGATAATATACATAGTTTTAACGACTTAGGTTTAACAATTGTTGAGAAAAAAATTGGCAATCCTAAGAAGATAAAGCATAAGAAACGCGTTCCCTTTTCTAATATTGACCTTGATTTCTCAAAATTGTACGGTGATCAAGAATATGAAAGTCGCGAATTATCATATACGTTTAACGTTTTTGATAAAAAAACGCATAACAAAGTTGATATGAACACCTTAAAAATAAAAGCTTTGAACTCGTTTGTCCCAGTGGATGAACGAGTTCCTTTGTTTGACGATGCTATTCCTGGATATCATTTCTTAGCTGAGGTAGTCGATGAACCAGATTTCGAAGAAAGAAACGGAAAAGGTTTAATGACTGTGACGTTCGATGCTTACTCATTTAAGATTTCAAACGAGGCAGAAGGCAACGATATTTGGGATATCTTTAATTTTGAATTAGATATCGCTCAGATTACTAAGTATGACATCAGAGGTCAACAACAAGTCACTATGTTTAACGTTGGAGCAACTTCTTGTTATCCGAAAATCATAGCAAGCTCTAACATGACTATTCAGATAGAGAATACGGTGTATGAAATTATACAAGGAACAACAGAAACGAAGAAGTTTAACATCAAAAAAGGTGAGAATAAAATGCTTATCAAGGGTAACGGAACAATCGAATTCTTTTGGTATAAGGAGGTTATTTAATGTATTTAGTTGAATTAAGAGAAACACCAAATTCAGAGCCAATCATGATACATTCGCCTCTATTAAACGATATCAAAGTAGAAAGTAATAGTTTGAAACGTGGTATTAACGCGATTCATTCTTTCACTTTTACTATTTATCCTAATAATCCAGGGTTCGGTTTAATTAAACCTTTAATTTCTTTAATTGATGTAACTGATACGTTGAACAATAAAAAAGTGTTTGAAGGTAGAGTTTTAGAGCCTATCGAAGAATTTTCAGAAGATGAAACATTTGCTTTTACTTATTTATGTGAGTCACAAGAGGGATTTCTTCAAGATAGCATTCAAAGTTTTAAGAAAATAAAAGGGACTTCAAGATTGATACTTGAGCATATTATCAGCGTTCACAACAAACAAGTAGAAAAGTACAAACAATTCACTGTTGGGAAAATAGATGTTGAAAATAAGCTACCTGATACGTTTTACTATATGGATGATTCGTCTACTACTTGGGAAACGATTCAAGAGAAACTACTTGATCGTGATGCGTTAGGTGGCGAAATTCAAATACGCGTTGAAAATGGTGTGAAGTATATTGACTGGCTTAAAAAAATTGGTAAGAAATCAACAACAGATATCGAATTAACAAAAAATCTTATGTCAATGTCAAAAGAAATCAATCCAGCGGAAGTCATGACACGTATTTTTCCTAGAGGAGAAAGGCAAGAAGCTACAGAAGAAAATCAGAATGATGCTTCCCAGCCGAGATTGACAATTGCTAGTGTGAATAATGGTATTGAGTATTTAGATGCTACACAAGAGTATATTAATTTATTTGGCATACAAGGAAAAGCGGTCAATTACGATGATATTACAAAAGCTGATAGGTTACTTAGTCAAGCTAAAAAAGATATTTCGAATCCTATTGTTGCTTCTGGTGTGTTTAAAATCAAAGCGTTGGACCTATCATTGATTGGTTTAGATATCGAAACTTATCAAGAAGGTAACATTCATCATGTTTTTAATCCCCCGATGGCGATTGACGAAGAATTAAGAATTGTAGGGGTTAACTTTAATATTAATGCTCCTGAAGAATCGGATTTAGATTTTGGAGATGTACAGATGACATTAAGTAAGTATCAAGCACAATTAAAAAAAGACAGAAAACGTCTTTTAGAAATTAAAGCTGATATGGAGAAGCAATCAAAAGAAATCGTAAAAGTTAAAGAACAAGTAACTGAAGCTGAGAAAGTTATTGAAGAAACGAAACAAGAAGTTATTAATCTTGGTGATAGTGTAGCTTCAAGCAAAGAAGAGTTTAATACTGCTGTTACTAATATTAATGAGAAATTAGATGGAATTAGTGCTTCTATTACTGATAAAGAGGTAATTAATTCAATAATGTTAGATGTTGAAAAACTAAAGAGAAGCAATCAAGAACAACAATTAATCAATTCTAATCTTATTTCAATTCAAGAAAATCAAGAAAAAAGAATTAAAGCACTTGAGGAAAGGAGATGATAGCTTTTGAGTAACAATGTTATATATCGTGATCCAACGCCTAATCATTTTCCTGATGACTATGATTTATCTAGAGTGGATAAACGAGTTTTAATTAGAAGTGATTCTATCAAGTATAAAATGCGTGGTATTGATGTGAGAGAAGCTTTATATCAAGGCATGGAAATAGCTTCAGTTGTTTCTACTGAAGCTAAGGAACTATCAGAAGAAACTCAATTTTTACAAGAAGAGTTGGAACAAAGGTTTGATAAACAAATAGCTGGAAATACTGACATATCAGAGGTAATTGATTCAAGAGAATCGTTTGTTACTGGAATGTCTTTTCCAACATTAAAAAGACGTTTAGATTTTGCTGATAGCTTTGTATTTAAACAAGTGCCAAGTGGCTTCAAATTTGTTATTGAACACCATTCAGAATATCAGCCTGATGTAAAAGTCACTTCATATAAAAATGCTTTGGGTACTGAAACGAATGGATTTGACACTACACCTATTTTTGGTGGAGAAACAATCTTCAATGTTCCAACACAGTTAAGTTATGATAGAAAAAAAATATTTGTTGAGATGCCTTTATTCTATGCATTAAAAGGGGAAGTAGCTATTCCTAAAGAAGATACATTACTACTAATTAGTGGCACAGATGTGCTTTGTTTTACTGTTACAGGAGCTCAGATAAAAAGTGGTAATTATCCAGGTGAAGAACCAGTATCAGCTGTAAGAGTTCCAAGAGAATTAGAAGTAACAAGTATTGATGATACAACAATTAAACTAACTTGGAAGAGAGGAGAATAGGAGTGG